TAGGTGCTTTTGGTTGTACAACGTGTGCCATATTATCCCCTTAGTCCATCTGGTTTAGCGTCTACTCTTGTATCACCAAGTTGCCATTGAGTACCTATAGTATTTGATGATATTTTAAAATTCATTTGTCGTCCGCGTGCTCTTATAAATACTTGATTAGTATATTGATCTATTGTTGCAGTAGCGGTAGTTACTCCACGAGTTAATGTTGCGCCTGCTACATCAGTTGTAGAAGTAGCTGCTCCTGGAAATTTAGTAACTGCAATTGCCATATCAACAGCTGGAACTACCGTCGCTCCTGTTACAGGATTAGATGTTTCAGAAGTGGTAAAGTCTACATCTGGAATAACTCGTTTAGTCAGCATATAAAATTCACCGTCCGCTATATCCATAAATGCAGATTCAATATAAGAATTAATAGCATTTGGTGCTGCACCTAAAGGTTGTCCATCATTAGGACCATCTTCATGATTATATAAATAACCCCCTGAAGTAGCTAATGGAAATTCACTAATACCAGCATCTATCCAAGTAGTTCTATTAAGTTGCCCATAATACCAAATATCGTCTCTATAATTATAAATTACGTATCGGTTAATTGTTAGAGAAGGTACTGCTCCGCCTGAACAATAGAACCATATTATTTCATTAAATTCTTTATTAGTACCACCATAAACAAGTTGTGCTTGTTCTCTATTAATATCCTCAAATACATATCTTAATAAAGGACATTTAAGTACATTAACTCGACCATCATAAATAAAGAAGCTGTCAGTTCCCATCCAATACATATTATTGTTTACATCGGCGTAAGCGTTAGCTCCCATAATATTAGTATCAGAAGATAAAAGTTGTAGCCCAAATACTTCTGCGGTACCTAAAAATTGTAGTGTGCTTAATGAAGTATCAGTCCAAACAAGAGTTTCTTGTCTTACGTTAGCACCGGTAACAATTTTAGAACCTTCTTTAACAAATAAGAACCCTGCAGTATTGGCAAGTTCAGGTTTCCATACTTCTGGTTTAGGTCCTATGTCAGCATTAACATCAGCAAATCTAATTAACATAGGGTCAAATGAACCTCCCGTATAAGAAATAACCTGGTAACTTCCTGCTGTTCCAGCTGGAGATGAGGTAGAAGCTGCAAGAGTATAAGTAAAAGTAGTAGTTCCAGTCACCGTCACTTGATAAGTGCCCGAGTACATTACAGGAGTTTGACCAGAAAGATAAACCCAATCATTAGTAGCTAATCCGTGATCACTTCCTGTGGTTAAAGTAGCTGTGGTTCCAGAACTTGTAATGCTTGAAATAGAAGCTCCTGCTGTTGATGTTTCACTGTAAGAAGTTGCTCCTAAAGCAAGTAGATGTCCACTTGGTGCAAACAATGTTTTTTCTGTCCCTGCTGGTACAGCAATTGCACCTGCTAATGAACTTAACAATACTGCTCTGTTTCCAAACCCCACACTATAGGTCCAATAATAAATAGCTCCTTGATTATTTAAGTTAAATACTAAGTCATTATTAAAGTTATCCATAAATACTAAACGAACATTTACAATAGCTGGAGTAGTTGAGCCTGAACCCCATGTACCTCGACTCCATGTACTGGTCCCCCATCCATAACCACCTACGGAAGAATCAGCGCCAATATCAATTTCAAAAGCTGCAGTAATTGCTGTGCCGCCGCCTGTAGTAGCTGAAGTAGCAGTGCCTGTAGTTTGTATAGTAAAAGTATTAGCATCTATAACAGTAATTTCAAAGTTTTGATTTAATTGTGCTGCTAATATACCACCTACGGCTGCTGCTCCACTAAAAGTAACAAATTCACCTGTTTGAGCATTATGATTAGCAAGGGTAACTAAGACTTGTCCTTCGGTACCTGCTGTGGTGTTAGTAGTAAAACAGTTGTCTGTTGAAGGAGTAGTAGAGGTAGTATAAGTAACTCGTAAAGGAGTAATATCATAAAGAGCAGTACCAGCACGAATATATATTTTTTTAGTAGTAGCAAGACCTGCAATTTCTGCGCCGGTATCTAAAGAATAAACAAAAAGTTTAACTGCTTCCCCTACATAAGGAGTAATAGTAGCTGCTTGCCAACCACCTATTTTTTCAGGATAACCGTCTCTAAAACGTACTAAATTACCATCATACCATCCGCCCATTTGAGCTAAGTCAGAACGATCGCGGTTAATACCGGGTTTAAATTTTAACTTACTTAGTGGCATACTTTATCCTTTTGACATTAACAGAGCGTGTTCTGCAAATCGTCTTCTAATCAATCCTTTAAGTTTACGCCCTCCTGCACGACAATATTTTAAAAGAACTTCACCAGCTCTTTTTTTATCACCACGCTTAAACGCTGAGCGAACTGTACTTCGTTGAAAGCATCCCAAACCAAGATTAAAGCTAAAACTGACAAGAGCATCAAACTCAGATTGTGTTGGTATAGAAGGACGTAATAGCCTAATAACTCCCAACTCAAATCGCTCCAAATCATGTTTAAGTAATTCATTTATTTCATCATCTGATAATGTGCGATTCCATTCACTAGGTAACTCAGAACCACGACTGATAAGATGGCCAACGCCAATAGTCCAATACCCTCCAGGACATTTATAAGGCGTTGCACGAACACCCTCGAAATATTTTATTAAGTCGATTCCTTTTTCTGATACTTTCACTATTTATCCCAATGTCTAGACCCAAACCAAAATCCTATAATAGATGAAATAATTGCCATTTCTTCTTGAGAAATAACTATATGCATTGCTGTTGCAAAATCTACTCCTGTTTGCATAGCCCACCATAATCCGACTACATCTGCAAATAAAAAAATAAAAACAAAAATATAGGTAATAATGGGGCGAACACTAGCACGGAGATTAATAACCCAAGTAGATGCTTGTTGCGCGTGTTTTTCGTCGTGTTTGTAAAGAGCGACTCTTTCTGCTGCATAGGTATCCATTTCAACTTGGTCAGTTTTAAATTCTTCAATTTTTTCTTGAGAAGCAAACCCTTTTTCAGCCATTGCCAAAGCTCGTTCCATTTCGAGTTTAGCCATAGCTTGCTCATGAGCATTATCTCCTTTTTGTTCAAAAAACTTTAATACACTAGGAAGTCCGGATGTAGCAAAGCCTAGTATTCCTGATAATATTGATAACATATTAATCCTCTTCTATCCAACTTAAAGTATCTTCATCCCATGTGTAATGCTTATCGTCGTCTGGATAAGGTGTTGGTGATTCCCATTGACAAGTAGTTTCATTTAAAGTCCATGATGGATAAGGTTGAGGTGCATAAAAAGCATCTCTTGTTTCATCATATGTATATCCTTCACCAGCATAGTTTTTTCTAAAATTATTATTATATGAAGTCTGTACCCATACAGTAGTATTGTCGTTATATAAATTATGTATATAAGCTACACCTAATGCTTCTTGTTCTTCATTATTTTCATCTAAAATCATATCATTACTAACTACTATAACTGATTCTACAATGCCATCTTCTATTTTTGCAAAATGTGCCATATTATTTTCCTATTATATTTATACAACAAAGCTTCCAGAACCATTAAATGTTAATATTGTGAAATCACCTGAAACAGCTGCGCTTGCTCCAGATTGAGTTCCTGACCAATCAGCAGTTGTTAATCTTACTACTACTACTCCAGAACCTCCTGCTCCACCTCCATTAGATGACCTACTTGTTCCACCGCCGCCACCGCCTGTATTAGCTGCGCCTGCACCACCTTGGTCAGTTCCAGATGCTGTTCCTGCACCGCCAGTAGCTGTTCCTCCAGTTCCTCCAGAACCTGCAGCTCCGCCGCCTCCTGCGCCGCCACCGCCGCCGCCTCCAGAACCACCATCACCTGCAGCTAGTGTAAATCCATTACCGCCGCCACCGCCAGCATAGTAAAAACTATTCCAACTAAATGAAGGTACGGCACCAACACCACCATCTCCACCTGCGTGTCCAGAACCATTTGCTCCAACTGCACCTTTACCGCCACCGCCTGGACCACCTGCACCATTAGATGTA